ACCCGGTGGTCGAAGATGGACTTGACCGGCAAGATTATTGACCACATGACCCGCGAAGATGAGGCGGATCAGTGGGAAGTCGTGGAGTTTCCCGCGATTTTGAACGATGAGCCTCTCTGGCCTGAGTTCTGGACGATTGAAGAGTTGCTCTCCAAGAAGGCGTCGATGGACGTTCGGTATTGGCAAGCCCAGTACATGCAAGAGCCGACCTCGGAAGAAGGCGCTCTGATCAAGCGGGAGTGGTGGCAGATATGGGAGAAGGACGACCCGCCTCGCTGTGAGCACATTATTATGTCGCTCGACGCCGCTCAGGAGAAAACCAACCGGTCGGACTTCAATGCCCTGACCACGTGGGGGGTCTTCTTTAATGAAGAGACCAACAACCACAACATCATCCTCCTGAACAGTATTAAGAAACGGCTGGAGTTTCCAGAGCTAAAGGCATTAGTTCTGGAGGAGTACCGGGAGTGGAACCCGGACACGTTTATTGTGGAAAAGAAATCTAACGGTGCAGCCCTGTATCAAGAGATGCGGCGGATGGGTGTGCCCATCAGTGAGTTCACGCCAAGCAAGGGTCAAGACAAGATTACTCGCGTAAATGCCGTGTCAGATCTGTTTGCGGCGGGTATAGTCTGGGCACCTGACCGCAGATGGGCGCACGAAGTTATTGAAGAGTGTAATGATTTCCCGTCTGGGTCTAATGATGACTTGGTGGACTCCACTACTTTAGCCCTCCTTCGTTTCCGGCAGGGTGGTTTCCTCCGTTTACCGTCTGACGAGCCTGAACAGATCAAATGGTTCAAGAGCCACAGACGCGAAGCGTATTACTAGGAGAACTTAGATGGCCGTCGATAAAAGTTTGATGCAGGCCCCGATGGGGATGGAAGCTCTCGCCGCAGACGAAGAGCCAATCAAGATTGAGATAGAAGACCCCGAGAGCGTCTCTATCGATATGGATGGCGTCGTTGTTGAACTGATGAAGCGCGAGCCTCGCGCAGAAGACTTTGATGCCAACCTTGCCGAGTTCATGAATGAGAATGAGTTGCAGAGTCTGGCCGGTGAGTTGCTTGGCAACTACGAGCAAGATCTCTCCTCCCGCAAAGACTGGCTCGACACGTATGTAAAAGGATTAAAGATCCTCGGTATCCGATACGAGGAAAGGACGGAGCCGTGGCCGGGTGCGTGTGGTGTGTTCCACCCGTTGCTCATGGAGAGCGCGGTCAAGTTCCAGTCTGAGACGATCATGGAGACCTTCCCAGCGATGGGTCCGGTCAAGACCAAGATCATCGGCAAGGAGACCCCGGAGAAGAAGGACTCAGCTATTCGTGTCGCTGACGACATGAACTACAAGCTGACCGAGCAGATGCCGGAGTATCGCCCGGAGCATGAACGTCTCCTTCTGAGCCTTGCTCTCGCCGGTAACTCCTTTAAGAAGGTGTACTTTGACCCGTCGATGAACCGCCAGACTGCGGTCTACATCCCAGCCGAAGACATCATCGTGCCGTATGGCGCGGCTAACTTAGAAACGGCTGATCGTGTTACGCACCGGATGCGTAAGACGAAGAATGAATTGAAGAAGCTTCAATACGCTGGGTTCTATCGTGATGTGGATCTGGGTGATCCGATTCGCGTGATGGACGAAGTGGAGAAGCAGAAGGCAGAGGACCAAGGTTTCTCGGCCAGCACAGATGATCGGTTCCAGTTGCTTGAGATGCACGTGAACATCGACCTACCGGGCTATCCGGATGTCGATAAAGACAATCACGAGACTGGGATTGCGTTGCCGTACGTAGTGACGATTGAGAAGGGGACAGGAACAGTTCTAGCCATTCGCAGGAACTGGAGAGAAGACGATGAACTCAAAGCCAAGCGACAGCACTTTGTTCATTATGGTTACATCCCCGGCTTCGGATTCTACTACTTTGGTCTCATCCACCTTATCGGCGGACACTCTAAGGCAGCTACATCACTTCTTCGCCAGCTTATCGACGCAGGAACACTCAGCAACCTTCCGGGTGGTCTCAAATCGCGCGGGTTGCGAATTAAGGGAGACGATACGCCTATTGCTCCCGGCGAGTGGCGAGATGTAGACGTACCGAGCGGCGCAGTGCGAGACAACATTCTCCCGCTGCCCTACAAAGAGCCGAGCCAGACCCTTGCCATGTTGATGGACAAGGTCGTCGAGGAAGGCCGCAGATTTGCTGCGGTGTCGGATCTCAAGATCTCGGATATGTCTTCGCAAGCTCCGGTCGGCACAACGCTGGCCGTGCTTGAGCGTGTATTGAAGGTGATGTCGGCTGTGCAGGCGCGTGTTTACTACGCGATGAAGCAGGAGTTCAAACTGCTTGCAGCCATCATCCGAGACAACACACCGGACGAGTACAGCTATGAGCCAGAGGTTGGCTCAAAGAAAGCTAAGAAGTCTGATTACGATAACGTCGATGTCATCCCGGTCTCAGATCCGAATGCGGCAACGATGTCGCAGAAGATCGTGCAGTACCAAGCGGTTCTCCAGTTAGCTCAGTCTGCCCCGCAGCTATACGACATGCCGTATCTGCACCGGCAGATGATTGAGACTCTGGGCATTAGAAACGCAAACAAGATCGTGCCGATGACGGACGATCAAAAGCCTGTTGATCCGGTGACCGAGAATATGAATCTACTGATGGGCAAGCCCGTCAAAGCATTCATCGAACAGGATCATGAGGCTCACTTGCAGGTGCACATGGCTGCGATGCAAGACCCGAAGATTATGCAGATCGTGGGACAGAATCCGCAGGCGCAAGCCATCATGGCAGCAGGTGCTGCTCACGTGATGGAGCATGTGGCGTTCCAATACCGCAAAGAGATCGAAAAGCAGTTGGGTGCCAATCTTCCGCCGTACAAAGAGGACGACGAAGACCGACCGGAGATCAGCCCAGAAGTTGCCGCGCAGATTGCTCAGCTTGCAGCGGCGGCAGCAGGTCAGCTTCTCCAGAAGGATCAGGCCGAGGCTCAAGCGCAGAAGATTGCTCAGCAACAGCAAGATCCGTTGGTGCAGATGCAGCAGATGGAGCTTCAGCTTCGCGCCAAAGAGTTGGAACTCAAGGCTCAGAAGATGCAGCAAGACATGCAGCTTGAAGCACAGAAGATGCAGCAGGATACGCAGACCCAAGCGCAGAAGATGGCGATTGATGCGGCTATCAAAGCCGACGAGATCAAGCTTCGCGAGATGGAGATTCGCTCGCGACAAGAGCTTGAAGGAGCAAGGCTTGGCGTTGATGTGGCGAAGGAGAAGCGTCTCACTGAGCAGAAGATCCGCGAAGCCTCAGAGCGTATGGAGCTTGAAGGGGCGAAGCTGGGTGCGTCTATCGCACGAGACAGAGCTATGGCGGAACAGAACCGTCAACGACCGCCGAAGGGCAAAGGTAAGTAATGGGTTATAGCACACCACTCGACTATCTCGACTCTAAGCTTGAAGAAGAGCGTCGATTGATTGTTGAGACACTAATTCAGGGCAACTTAAACGAGCCTGAATACAAAAGGTTATGCGGGGCGTTACAGGGTCTAGACCTCGCTAAAAACCACATCAAAGACCTAGTAAAGAGGATGGAACAAGACGATGAGTAGCATCGACGTAGAGAAGACGCAGGAAGAGGCCGCGAAGGCAAAACTACTGCCAGAACCCAAGGGCTACCGAATTCTGTGTGCAGTTCCGCACGTAGAAGAGGAGTTCGATGGGGGGATCATCAAAGCAGACGACACCAAACGAGTCGAGGAGCAGACCACCGTGGTTCTGTTCGTCGTCAAGATGGGAGACCTCTGCTATCAGGATAAGGATCGGTTTCCGACAGGACCGTGGTGCAAAGAGGGCGATTTCGTTTTGACTCGTCCGTATTCAGGCACCCGTGTGGTTATCCACGGTCGTGAGTTCCGCATCATTAACGACGATACGGTGGAAGCGGTGGTCGAAGACCCTCGTGGAATCCGACGAGCATAAGGAGTAATTATCATGGCTGAACAGCAGGAATTTAAGTTCCCGGACGAGATTGAGGAGACGAAGGCGTCTTCTGAACAGGATTCCGGGGACTCGTTAGATATACAAGTTATAGACGATACCCCAACTAAGGACCGGGACCGCGCTCCACTACCCAAGGAGGTAGTGGAAGACTTGGAAAATGACTCGCTCGACGAATACAGCGAAAAGGTAAAAAACAAGCTGATTCAGATGAAGCGGGTTTACCACGACGAGCGTCGTGCCAAGGAAGCCGCAGCCCGTGAGAAGGAAGAAGCCCTTCGTTTTGCACAGGCTCAGTACGAAGAAAATCGCCAGTTGAAGCAGCGATTGGGTACTGGAGAGCGGGTATTCGCCCAAGAAATCACTAAAGCCGCCAACACGGAACTTAACGCAGCGAAGGATAAACTCCGCGCGGCTTATGAGTCTGGAGATGCGGAGGCTATTACCGCAGCCCAAGAAGTCCTCACGGATGCCAAACTACGGCTCCGTGATGTAGAAAAATTCAGACCATCTTTACAAGAGTCTGAATTAGGCGTAAATAATGAAAACAAGCAGGTTCAAAACCAGCCACAGTACAACGCCCCGCCAGTTGACCCGAAGGCAGAGGCTTGGAGGCAGAGTAATACGTGGTTTGGAACAGACGAGGAGATGACCGCCCTCGCACTTGGACTGCACGAAAAATTGGTCCGGGCGAAGGTTGATCCTCGTAGTGACGAATACTACAAACAGATCGACCAGACCATGCGTAGGCGTTTTCCCGAGTATTTTGAGGAAGAAGCCGATCAAACGAAGGAGGTTGAGAAACCTACTCGTACAAAAGCAGCCAATGTAGTTGCCCCAGTGACGCGGACAACCGCACCACGCCAGATTCGTCTGACGACAACTCAAGTTGCTCTTGCTAAACGTCTTGGTTTGAGCAATGAACAGTACGCACGTGAACTCATGAAACTGGAGAACAACAATGGCTGATAATAGATTGGCGCGAGAAGCCGAAAACCGAGAAGGCACCAAGCGCAAACAACAGTGGACCCCGCCCCAGACGCTCCCTGAACCGGAGCCGCAGGATGGTTGGGTGTTCCGGTGGATACGCACGAGTATTATGGGACAAGCAGATCCTTCTAATACCTCTGCAAAATTTCGGGAAGGTTGGGAGCCTGTGAAGGCCGAAGACCAGCCCAAGTTGATGATGCAATCCGATCCGAATTCCAAATTTAGTGGAAATATTGAGATCGGTGGATTGTTGCTCTGTAAGGCTCCGGCTGAACTGATGAAGCAGCGTGATGATTATTACGCTCGCCAAGCTCAGTCTCAGATGCAGTCTGTGGACAACAATTTTATGAGGCTGAACGACGAGCGTATGCCGCTCTTTAACGAGAGAAAGACTACGGTCTCGTTTGGCAAAGGCAAATAACTTTCTTTTTGGAGTAACAAATGGCTTATCCTTCCGTTGACAAGCCTTATGGCTTGAAGCCGATCAATCTGATCGGTGGGCAGGTGTTTGCCGGTGCAACTCGTCAGCGTCGTATCGCTTCTGGTGCTTCTAGCATCGGTTACGGTGACCCGCTGCAATTTGCTTCGGACGGCACTGTTGAAGTAACCACGGCCACGACTACGGCCCCGACTGCTGGCTTCGCTGGTGTGTTCTTGGGCTGCACGTTCGTGTCCTCTGTGACGGGTCAGCCGACCTACTCGCAGGCTTGGATTTCGGGAACTTCGGTCAAGGCCAATACGTACATTACGGCGTATGTGGTTGATGATCCGGACACCCTGTTCAAGGCTGTCGGTGTAACGGCTTCGCTGGTGGTTTCGACCACGGGCGGCTTCGAGTATACGAGCATTGGCTTGAACGTGGCGCTTGTGGCTAACACGCTGAACACGACGACGAACGATTCGCAACAGGGTCTGTTGGTTGGCTCGGCTGCGGTCACGCGCTCGCTGCCGATGCGTATCATTGACGTTGTTGAAGATACGGCGTTTGTATCGAGCGGTACGGTGTACTACCCAGAGGTCATTGTGAAGTTCAATGCTCCGTATATCACGGACACTTCACTGATCGTGGGTGGTCACGCTTACAACAACCCGCTCGGCATTTAATAGGGGAGTTCTAAGAAATGGCTATTTCACGTGCACAATTACTCAAAGAGCTCCTTCCGGGCTTGA